CGAGTATCCGACGTGGGGTAGGATCACGCGCTTCGGGAGGCCTTCGACGCCGATCTTCACCTTGTCGTGGCTCTTGTAAGCCTGGTCGAGCCGGCAGAAGACTTCGGCCAGACCGCGGAGGATATTGCCTCGCGGATTCTGGATGTAGTCACCGAAGGTCCCGCGAATGTTGTCCATCGTGAACGCCGGTGGCTTCTCCAAGGCCTGTTTCCAACGTCGCTTATCGTCAGCGCTGGCAATGCGGTCGATGTTCAAACCACTGTAAATGTGTTTCCACGCCGACTTGAGCAGGCATGTTCGAAGATCCGATTCGTAAATGCGGCCCGTGTCGATTGTGACATCACCAAACTCGCCACCGATCGATGCCGCCATCTTCAGTTCCGTCCCAGCACGTTCAAACGCGCGAATTGCTTCGGTCAATGCCTCCGCCTTGAGATCGTACTCGGCGACGACATCCGAAATGCTACGCTGGAGTGCTGGAACGTTGATGTTCATGTCGGCTGTTTCTCCTTATGCGTTGGCACAATCGCCAAAGTCAAAATCAATCGTATCCGGGGCTGCGGCAAAATCGGCCGTAGCCGAGGGTTATTTCCTCTTTGCGAATACGCAGGCCGCTCGTCCTTGGTCGAGGACGTACATTGGCGAGACGCAGGATCCTTCAATCATCGCCAGCCATTCGCCCTCGGTCGCGAGCAGGTTTGGGCCGGCGCTCGCATGGTGGACCGACAACCATTTCGCCAATTCTTTTGCCGAGGCGCATGGTGGCGAAAGAGGCGTGCCGGCGGTCGTCGTCTCGTACATCTGCCAGGCAAGCCGGGCCTCCTCCGGCCAACTCGGCATGAATTTCTCGGAGACCGGGCGAGGGCCCGCCCAGTCTTCGTATCTGGTCGCGCGTACGTACTCGTCGCGCGGCCGCCATTGTGGCGCGCCCGGCCGGGAGTCGTTTGTGTGGACAAGGCCCTCGCTCCATTTCGCGAGACCGCAATCCCATAGGCGAGCGGCATGTTCGAAACTCCCTGACGACAACGGGACATGACGCCCCTTGTCATCCCTCGGATGTACCCATGTTGCCGGAACGCGGCGGACCTCGCGGCTCATGCCGACGCTCCGATGGCGGACGCTGCGTTGTCGTCAATGGCTACGGAATCCTCAAAGATCGGGACGCCGTCGAGAAGCGGAGCGTCGGCATCGAACAGGATGTAGTCGCACTGCTCGGCGTTGGCGCGCGCAAAACAGGCCCAGAGATCGGCGGGAATGTCCGCGGAGGGGGGCGTGATCAGCGCGGCCAAGTTGCGCTCGGTATCGGCCAGCGCCTCGCGGATGGCGCCGGCGTGCTCAGTGTTGATCGGAACAGAATTGGCGAGCGTATCGCGCCGGTCGAGTTGCGCCATCATCGCTGCAGGGTCGGAACAGGCCTCCGTGTCAGCGTACACAAACCAACCGTGAGGCGTGCTGCCCATTAAGATCAGGCAATCGGGATCGAAGGGTTCGCGGCGCGCGGCCGCTATTCGGCCCTGTTCGTCCAGCCACGCGCGAGTGTTGAGAGAGAGGTGGCCAGTCGAGAGTTCGATAAATTTGCGGATCATATTCAGGTCTCCTTTGTCGATGGCACAATTGCCAGGTTGAAAATTGGTCGTAGCCGGGGATCAGATGAAATCGTAGCCGGGGGTTAGAACAGGCTCGGTTGCGACGTTCGCAGTTCAAGGTGCTCGACAGTCTCACGGGCGAGGGCGGCCCGGTCATCGCCGACCAGCAGCCAACCGGTATCATCGTCGCTCGGATCGTAAACGACGAAGGCACCACCCCATTTCTGGGCCACCGCCACCGCAACTTGGCGAATGCCGGCGGGCACGTCGGTGGCGGCGTCAAACTCAGCGCGCGTAACCAGCTTGTAGCCGTAACTGGTGAGGCATTCTTCGTCCGTTGGCTCTGCCGTCACGCCGCACCGCCTTTCGCAGCGGCGATGGCGGTGCGTTTGTGCAACACGGCCTCGATGTAAGATTGCCGGTTTTGGTTGGTCGGGGTCAGATGGAAGTCGTCGATGCAGATTTCGACTTCGCCTTCATGCTGCACTGCTGGGTGCATATGAGGCGCGCTCGAACTGCATCGGGGGCATCGCCCCGCCGTATGCGCTGCTTTGCTCATGCCTTGAGCTCCATAACCGTACCGTCGTCGAGACGAATGCCGAAAACAACGTCTGACATTGCGTAGGCGTTATGGTTGCCGCTCACGACCGGATAGCGACGATTGATATGGACGTCGAACCAGTTGCCGGGTGGTGCCTGGTGGGCGTATTTGCTGCTGCGTTTGATGCGTGCGACCAGTTGCTGGCCGTTAAGCGGTTCCGCACCATCACTGGCAACCGTGAGTTCGCGAATCTCGACGTAACAATGGGCGGCGCCGTGCTCGTCCTGGAGCTTGTCAATCCGCTCTTCCCACGTCTTGGTCGTGGCATCTGCGACCTGCCCATTATCCTTGAGCATGATATTGGTGAGTTCGACGGCATCGGCGACCGCGAGCGCGCGGGTCGCGTGCGCGTTGATCGGTCGACCGGGAATCGAAAAGTGCTCGGCTTCGGTGATGTAGATCGTTTGCATTGGAAACTCCTTTCGGTCGCGGCGGGAGCGCCGCAAAATTGGTCGTAGCCGGGAGGTGGAGAATCAGCCGCACGCGGGGGCAAAGGCGCGGAAGGCCGTCTGCTCGATCTGGCTGTACGCGATGTCTGCGCGCTCTTTGGTCCCGTCGTCGCGAGTGACGGTTCCTGCCCGGTCGCTACCTTCGCAGTCGTAGTCGAGCACGGTATAGGCAATGCCCTTCAAGCCGGGATCGTCGGAAACGATCTCCACCAAGCGACCAGCAGCAACAACCGCGGTCAGCCGGAGCGGTGACGTGCTGACTGTTGCCGGTTTCGCGGCGCTCACCGGGAGGTCGTGGCTTTGGACGATGCAGAAACCGTCATAGGTTTCCTCCCACGCGCCGCTAAGTTGTTCGGTCGGCATCGCCTTGAGGCTGGCGAGTTGAGTCGGCTTGCATGCGTCCATCAGCCCGTCGCGGACGTGTTCAAAGGCTTCCGCCTCGGTCAGGAATACGTTCGTTTCCGTCGGCATGTTGTCGCCGTCGGTGGTGACTGTCCAAACTGTTTGCGTGACAGACGAGGGCGCAGCCGGGAGATACGCCGCAGCCTTCGTGTACGCTTCACTGGCTTCGTCAGCATCTTTCAACGCCTGGGCGATTGCGCCGTCTGCATCATCGAACATGCCGCGCATCTGCTCGATTTGACCTGTTGCCGACTGCAGCGCTGCGGCCAGGTCGCGGGCGATGGAACGCCAATCGATATTGGTTGACGTACTAACGGGCGTGTTGAGCCGCTCACAAAGTGCGTCGATATCGTCGTCGCCGAACGGCTCGAACTCGCCACCCCCCGACGCAATGTCTTCCTCGTCAGAGTGAACGCCCATGCGCTGAATCATTCGCAGCCCGGCGAGGATGATACCCGTCTCCTGATTGTCGAAATGCAGCCCGGGCCGCTCTGCCTTCTGGAGCCGTTCGATCTCGGCCAGCGCCAGGTCAGCCTGATCTGACGGGCTATCTTCGGCCTCGTCGGGAACCTCAATCTTGAGAGCGTTGAGAATGTCGTCGGTGAAATCGGTGCAGGAATAGGACATGGGTTGATCTCCTGTTTCGTCGGCACAATTGCCTGTTTTGGGATCGGTCGTAGCCGGGAGTCCGCCGATATCAACGGCGGAATCGGTCGTAGGTGAGGGGTTAGCGGAGCGCCTCGCACTGCTCGATATGCGTGGCCATCATGTAGTAGGGCCGGAATTGTCGGCAGTGCGGGCAACGAAGCTTGCGCGGTTGCCGCGTGCGTTTCTTCGCCCCAGTCATGCCGCCACCTGCAGGATGCAGGAAGGCGCAACCGGGAGGGGCTTGCCGATACGGGTAAGGCTGGACGTCGCAAAAACAACGCGCGGGATCTTGAGCGCGGGCGCAACCGGGGAGGGTGCCGGATCCTGCAATTCACCATCGGCCAGGTCGGGCCAGAAGGTCATCACGGCGAATCCCATGCGCGCCGCGCGATCTTTCGTAACCCATAGTTCGCCGCAGGTTGCCTTGAGGGCGGATTCAATGCCCGGCCGTGTTTGCGTCCATGCGGCCAGCGCGACCAAATCCGCTGTGCCGTATTCCGTGCGCTCCGGCTCAACCGGCGCCTCCGGCTTTGCCGCCTGCATTGCGGCGGCGCATTCTGCCGGATCAAATTCGGCGCCGGTGGTTTCACAAATGCAGGAAGTCACGGCCGGAATATCCAGCCCGGCAATATAAGCCGTGTCTGTTACGCTCCGCCGCGCGCGTCCTGCCATTCGTGCCAGATAGAACGAAAGCGCCACGCGAATGCCGCGCCCGATATTCAGTGCCTTGCCGGGCATAGAGACGGCCGGAGCGCGGACTACTTCGCCGTCCGCAAATGTCACCACGATTACCGGCGACTTGCCGAGGCGCTTCCCGCTGGCGTTCTGCGGAATCGGATAATCCGCCCATGCCGCATATCGGGAGTCGGTTGCGGCAGGCGCCGCCTTTGCCTTGGTGACCGGCATGGCCAGGCGGAGCATGTCCGCCACGGCGCGCCAGTTGGCGCCTTCGGGATCGGCGCAAGCGTTGTCATAGGCGAGAATGGCCAGCGACTTGCGGTCGGATGCTTTCGCGGCCTTCACGGATGCAAGATTGATCGGCTGCATTGCTTCAAATCTCCTGTTGCGTGCGCACAATCGCGCGGGGAATCAATCGTAAGCGGGGGTAGGTAAGGCGAGGGGTTGTCTAGCGGAGCGCGACGGCCAAGACCGCAATCGTTCCCAAAAACAGAACGAGAGCGACGAATGAAACGAGCGGCGAGGCTTCATCGTTGAGGGACATTTTCAATTCCTTTCGCGTTGCCACAATCGGCGGGATTCAAAATCGGTCGTAGGTGAGAGGTAGGCGCAACCGGGTGTCTACTGGACGGATTCCGGTACTAGATTGAGTAAGACGTGGCCGGAGTTGATCGCGCGGAATTCGGCGCGCGTCATTGGCCCGGTGGACTCATAGAAGGCGCCGCCGGTTTCGGCGAAGGCGCTATAGGCAGCCGTAAACCCGCCGCTCACCGCGCAAGGCCGGTGGGTATAGGCTTCCCCGACGAGAAAGCCTAAGCCGGTTTGCAGCGCTGGCGGAAGAATGCCGAGCATTTCCCAGAATCGCGCTTCGTCAATGCGTTTCCATTTCATCGGGTGAGTCATGGTCCGTTGTCCTTTTGCGTGGTCACAATCGACCGGGTTAGAGCGCGGTGGCGTTCCGTGCTGCGGCGATCATGCGCCGCAGTGTCGCAACGTCAGTTGATAGGAAGGCCCGACAATTCCGAAAGTTTGAGCGCGACCGCGTCAACTTCAGCGCGCGTATTACAATCCGTGATTGCCTCGCAACCGCCTTCCTTTAGACGGCCGTAAACGGTCCAAAACTCCGCGACGTCGTCAGACTCGCCGCCGTTCGTCCATTCGTTGCCCTTGTCGTCGCGTTCGGTGGTGCAGCCGCCGGTTTCCAGCCAAGAAAATTGAGACCAGTCCGGCGCCGCGTGGTCGGTGCAACAGTTAAAGAGAGTCGCATTGTCCATCGCGGTTACTCACTGACACGAATTCAGGAAAGAGCGCTTGCCATGCCGTGCCATCTGACGGCGAGTCCGCTTGTCGATCGGCTTGCGGTCGTGCTGCTGCGGGCGGTACTTCATAATCGTTGCTCCTGTTTCGTGGCCACAATTGGTCGGTTTCGGCGGTTGCCGTTCATGCCGCGCGGCCAGGCGGGCGGCATGGGCTGCAATCGCTAGATTAGGCTGCCAATTCAACGGGCTGATACGCGGTGCACCAATGGCGCCCGATGACGTAACCGCAGTGGACGGCCGCGCCATCGCGTTTGTCGCGGTACATCTTTGCGACCCGTCCGCCGCCGATCTTGGCGCGCAATTCGGCAATCGTGCTGGCGCCCCATTTGTTGCCGTACTGGTCGATATACAGAGTCCAAATTCCGCGCATGGTCGTGTTTCCTGTTTCGGTGGCACAATTGCCGGTAGGGAGCGCTATGGCGTTCCGGGATGCACTGGCGACTGGCGCCGCCAGTGCACGGCCGCAACGTCAAGCGGCGATTGCTGACACGCCCTTAAGCTGGGCCATCTTGTCGGCAATGATGAAGAGGGCGCGGTTCAGTTTCACGTCTTGGTCAATCCCGTTGACGGCGCGGGTCGAGACACGGCGATAGCCGCGCCGCGTTTCACGATCTGCCACGCGGCCGGTCAGCCCGCCGCGAATGACGTTCTCCTGAATCACGTTGAAATTCGACCAGAGGTCCGCGCCGGTATCGTCGCGGCGGCGCGGCGCCAGCAACTGCGCGGGCTGGATAGGCGTTGCCACGTTGCCGTCAGCATCGCCAAACCGCAGAACGTGCGCGGCCTCCGCAAGTACCATCTGCTCGTCGCGGTTGAGGTGCACGCCGGACCAGTCTTGCGGAGCGGCAAGGGCTTTCGTCGCTTCGCCCAATACCTTGTATGTCCCTTCAATGACCTTGTGCCCGACGTCGCCAGAGTGGCGGACCTTCACCGCTTCCAGCGTGCCGACTTGCGCCACCATCGAATTCAGGCAACGGATTCGGAAAAGACCGGCCATCAAGTCATATGCCGACGTGCCGTCGTTCGCATTCTTGAGCAGAATCTCGCAAAGCGTATCGCCGACGGCATAGGCCTTTTCGTTGTCGAAACGGCGGAGCCGAATAAGGTGCTTGGTATAGTCGCGCCGGTCATCCAGCCGGGCAACGGACTGTTTCGCGCCGACCGGCTGGAAGCCTTCCGCCTGCAGGGCGCGCAGCACGTCGATAGTCGGGATAGGCTGGAAACGTTCGGAGCGGCTGGCGTGCGCCGTGGTCGCGAAAATCGATGGCGCCAAGCGGCGAAGCTCTTCCTCAGTCAGAGCGCGGCCAGTGTCAAAACGTGCGGTTTGCGTATAGACGGTCATTGCGTGGTAACTCCTAGATCGTGGCCACAATCGGCCGGAATGAAGCGGGTAGCGCTTCCCATTGCGTCGCGCGGCGGCGGCGCAAGGCGGAAGCGTTAACGACGACGGCGGCGCAAGCGGCGGCGGACCGGCCGCGCGTTGTCGCCGTATTCGTAACAGGCAAGAATGATAAGGGCGAAGTTGACGACTAGCAGCGCAAGGATGACCGGGAAAATCGGCCGTTCGATGCAAAGGGAGAGGAAGGCGTTTGCCATTTCGGCGGTTCCTAAGTCGCGGTCACAATCGACCATGGCCGAACCATAAGCCCGCGCCGCGCGGACTGTCAACAGCCAAAACGCAAAATTGGGAGAAATATTCAAAAATATCCGGTGGCGTATCCCAAAACTGGGAATGTCCCGCATTATCCGGCTTTGATTGCCTCGTTTATTCGGCCCAAAACCCGGCAATGGTCCCATGAATCGCCCGGCTCAATACCGGCCACGATTGCACGGCACTGCCGCGCCACGTCTGGCCCAGCTCCCGCTGCGCGGTACGTTGTCAGCGTGTTTGCCGAGACATAGAGCAGCCGCGCCGCGTCGGCATTCGAAAGCCCCATGCCTTCCTGCCAAGCGACGAATTCCGCTGCAGTGATTCGCAGTGACGTGTCCGCCGACGCAAACGCGCGGCTCTTTTTCTGTGTCTTCACTGGCGCCTTAACCGCCTTTGCTTTCGCCATCGGTTTGTCCCTCTATTGAGTCCCGCGCGCGGCGCGCCGCCGGTAATGCGCCTCTATATATGCGCAGTGGGTGACGTATCACAAAACTGAGTCCCCGACATGCGCCGTCGCCGTGCAATCAACGGCCACGCTATGCCGCACCGATTTGACAAGCCGACTCAGTTAGCGGCATAGAGCGGCCATCGGCAGAAGTCGCCACCGCAACCCGCCAGCGTAACCGCTCGGCGGGTTTTGCATGTCAGCCATCAACCTGGCCCTAGCATCAAGCAAGCGCCCGGCGCCCGCCACGCAAACAGGTCAACTCCATGGGTGACGTGGTGAGGTTAGAGCAGGGCGGCGCGGCGCGCGCCAACGGCGCGCCTCTACCGCAACCCGCAACAGTCATCATCCTGCCGGTGGTGCGGATCGAAAGAGCAAGCGACCATTGGCAGGAACTGCCGAGCGATAGCGCGCCGCCCTATGTGGCACCCGACACGGATACGGCATAGCCGATAGCGTCACGCCTTCGCCTCGCATCGCCGCCGCGCTCGTCGGGCCAATGCCCCCCGGCATCCAACCGCGACCTCGTCGACACCCCACCCCCCGGTAAATTTCCGAGAAACGGTCGGGGGTTCCACCGCTCGGGGTCGCATCTGCACAAAATTTTTGGGACGGCCGAAATTTTCAGGCCAGTGAGCCGAGATGACCGAAAAACCACCGGCAAGCGAAAACGCTGGAACTGGCGACGATCGCGCCAAGCCGAAGATCCGGAAGCCTCGGTCTGGCAAACCGAAAAAGGCGGCAAAAACCAAGAAGTCGGCGGCGCGTGCGAACAAGGGCGGCCGGCCGGCGTGGCAGCCGTCGATTGAAGATCGAACGACGGTCGAGCAGATGAAATACGTCGGAGATTCCGACGCGATGATCGCCCGGGCGCTCAAGGTCGACGTCGATACCTTGCGGAAGCACTGCTCGCTCGAACTCGAGAACGGCTACGCAAACCGCCGCAAGCAGGTCATCAGCAAATTGTTCGAAGCCGCGGAAGGCGGCAACGTTTCCGCGATCAAGCGTCTGGACGAAATGGGGCGCGTCACGGGCGCCGCCGAAAATCTGCGCAACCGCGGTGCCGGGAAGCCGCCGGCAGCCAAGGCTCCGCCAAAGGTTCCGCCACCTGGCAAGAAAGAGCAGCTTCAGCAGGCGGCCGAAAGCGTGACCGGCAAATTTGCAGCGCCGTCGGCACCGAAGTTGGTCGTCAATAACCAATGATCCATTGGTCGACGGCCTGCATCGACTGGGAAAAGCGGATCATCAAAGGCGAGAGCCTGATCCCATTCGAGCCGCTTTTCCCATCCGAGGCGGCGGCCGCGCTGGAGGTTTTCAAGTCTCTCTGCGTCACGGATCTTCCGCAAGTCTGGGACGATGAGATCGAGGGGTACCGATTCCAGACCTTCGGCGAGGTCTCTGAGCAGTGGGTGTTCGACTTCGTTGAGGCGATCTTCGGCGCGTACGACCACGGATCGGCGCGTCGGCTGATCCGCGAATTCTTCCTGCTGATCAGCAAGAAGAATGGAAAGTCGACTATCGCAGCAGCGATCATGTTGACCGCGCTGATACGGAATTGGCGGCACTCGGCCGAGTTGTTGATCCTGGCGCCGACGATCGAAATCGCGGGGAACTCCTACAAGCCAGCGTCTGAAATGGTGCGGGCGGATCCGGAGCTTTCGGCGCTCCTGCACGTCCAGGATAATTTCCGGACGATCACACACCGCGTGACGCGCGCGACCTTGAAGGTTGTCGCCGCAGATACCGAGGCGGTCGGCGGAAAGAAGGCTGCATTCATACTCGTCGACGAGCTCTGGATATTCGGCAAACGCGCAGGCGCTAACGCGATGTTCCGCGAGGCCATGGGCGGATTGTCCGCCAGGCTTGAGGGCTTCGTCATCTACCTTTCGACACAGTCGGATGAACAGCCGACCGGCGTGTTCAAGGAGAAACTCAGCTACTTCCGTGACGTTCGCGATGGGAAGATCACCGACCCAAAGAGCCTGCCGGTGCTTTACGAATTCCCGGAAGCAATGGTCACGGCTGAGGCCTATCTGGATCCCGCGAACTTCCACATCACCAACCCGAACCTCGACAAATCAGTCACCAGCGAGTGGTTGATCGATGAGTTGGTCAAGGCGCGGCGAGGCGACAAAGCCGACCTAAATATTTTCCTCGCCAAGCACCTCAATGTCGAGATCGGTCTAAGGCTTCGAACCGATCGATGGGCTGGTGCCGACTTCTGGCTTGAATCTGCCGCCTATCAAAAGCTGAAGGCCGCTGCGGTCGAAGCAGGCGAGGCCGCGATCGCAGAGCTTGCGCCGCCTGAGCGGATCAAGTCGCTGGAGGAGTTGCTAAACCGATCCGAGGTCGTGGTTGTCGGCATCGACGGCGGGGGCCTCGACGATCTTCTGGGGCTCGCAGTGCTCGGCCGAGAAAAGCGGAGTACTGGTACGCCAGACGATGTGATGAAGCGGAAATGGTTCCTTTGGTGCCGAGCGTGGGCTCATCGCATCGTGTTCGAGCGCCGCAAACAGATCGAAGAGGATCTCAAGCGGTTCGAGAAAGAGGGCACGCTAACGATTGTCGACCTCCCGGGCGACGACGTCAAAGCTGTCGCTGATACCGTGATGCAGATCGAGGATGCCGGTCTTCTCGCCGAAGAATATGCCATCGGCGTCGATGCTGCCGGTATCGGCGACATCGTGGACGAACTGACAAGCGAAGATCGCGGCATCGACAAGTCTCGAATTGCCGCCATCGCTCAGGGGTGGAAGCTCAACGGCGCCATCAAGACGACGGAGCGCAAGGTCGCCGGTGGGCAACTAGTCCACGAAGGATCAGAGTTGATGAGTTGGTGCGTCGGCAACGCCAAAACAGTGCCGGCCGGCAGCGCCGTCTCAATCAACAAAGCGGTCAGTGGTTCGGCCAAGATCGACCCGCTCATGGCTGTTTTCGACGCGGTCTCCCTCATGTCGCTTGATCCTGAACCGATGGGATCTGCTTACGAGGATGAAGACGTTCTGGTGTGACGCCGGCGGCCTCGGTCGCTGCCCGCCGGTCCCTCGCAACTCAGGACAAAATCGCCCATGGGTTGGATCAACAAGTCCGTCGCAGCAGTTTGGTCACTCGGCAAGCGTGCTGATGATTCCGACCAAGATCGTTACGGCGACGACGCGGACTTCTTCTACGATTCCCTCGGCCGTAGGTCGAAGGCTGGAATCCGCGTTACGCCGATGGCGGCAATGCGGTTGTCCGCTTTTGCCGCCTGCGCGAAGGTTCTGGCCGAAACGATCGCCAGCCTTCCGGTCGGGATCTTCAAGATCACACCGGATGACGGCAGGCAGCCGTGGCCAAGCCACCCGATTTCGGAGTTGATCCGCTACCAGCCTAACCGGACACAGACGGCGGCGGAGTTTTGGGAGTCGATCATCTTGCACACGGTGCTGTTCGGCACCGGCTATGCAGAGATCGTGCCCGGGCCGCGCGGTGCGGTCGACCAGTTGAAGTTCATGCGCAGCGATCGCGTAACGCAGGATCAACTGCGCGACGAAACGCTGCGATTCACGTTCACAAACCCGAGCACTGGGGGCACCCGGGTTCTGCTGCAGGACGAGGTTCTTCGTATCCCTGGCATTTCGATGGATGGCATCAATGGTCTCTCGATGACCGAGATGGCGGCGGAGTCGATAGGTCTGGGGATCGCTGCCGAGCAATACGCGTCGCGCATCTTCTCCAACAACCTGAATATGGGCGGTTTCATCACCACCCAGAAGAAGATGAGCCGAGAGGCTGTACAGCGTCTCGTGGCTCGGCTGATGGAGAAGTACGCCAGCCCTGAGAATTTCCATCGACCGGCCATTCTTCAGGATGGAGCGACCTTTACGCCCGCGGCAATGAAGGCCGACGAGGCTCAACTGCTCGAGGCGCGGAAGTGGCAGATAGCCGAGTTGGCTCGGTACCTGCGCATTCCGCTGCACATGCTCGGCGTCGATGATCAAACGAACCGTTCGACGGTCGAAGAGCAGTCGATCAACTTCGTCAAATACACGATCCGGCCATGGGTTCGGAAAATCGAACAAGCTATCCGCCGCGATCTGATCATCGCGACCGGGCTGTACGAGGTGAAATTCAATCTCGATGCGCTGGAGCGCGGCAACCTCGAAGCTCGTAGGAACTATTGGTCTTCGGCCCTCGGATCTGGTGGCGCACCCGGTTGGATGGCGATCAATGAGGTCCGCGTCGCCGAAGGGTTGAATCGGATCAACGAGCCGTGGGCAGACCAGGTGTCACGCGGTGCGTTTTCGCAGCCGACTGCGATGCCGGCACCGGCGGACGAACCGAAGGCTCTCGCGCGGACCGCGGAACCGGCGCTGATTGTCGACCAGTCTCCGGACGCCATCGCCGCACGGGTCGCCGGCAAAGAGAACCAGGCATTGCGCAAGGCCTCGATCCGCTTCGCCGCGGACCCGGACGGCATGCGCGAATTCATCAAGGCGTTTTACGGCGGCCACGTCAGCTTTGTGATGCAGAACCTGCAAATCGGGCGGGAAAGCGCCCGCGCGTACTGCGCGCATCAGCGAGACGAGGCCTTGGCCGCCAACGATATCGTGGCGCTGCTGGACCGGCGAGAGGAAAACCTCGCCGCTCAGATCGCGGCCGTTCTCAAACAACACGGAGCCCGAAATGGGGAAGATGCAGCAGTTTAAGCGCGAGATTCGGAGCTCAAACGGCCGGATCTTCGCGTTCGACCTGCGAAACGGCTTCGGCGCGGCGCTTGGCGGGCTTTTTGAGCGCATCGCCCGCGGCAAGGTCTACGACAAGGAAATCCGTGAGATCTACGGATTTGACGAGGATGACGGTCCCTCGCCGCAGCGCGTTCGCATCTCGGCCGGGCCGCAGATGACGCCAAGTGCAAAGGCGGGGAAATACACGGCCCTCGTCTCGTTGCATGGCGTCGCTCTCTACGACCTGGAATACCAGCCGTATTGCTTCTCGACGTTGCTGCTGTCGCAAATCATGGAGTCACTTGCCAACGATCCGAGCGTGGACACGATCGTGCTCGACATCAACACTCCCGGCGGCCACGTCACGGGGACGCAGGAAGCGGCCGATGCGGTCTACAAGGCGGCGCGCCGTAAGCAAGTCATCGGCATCATCAATCCGCTCTGCGCATCGGCGGGATACTGGATCGGCAGCCAGTGCACGAAGCTGATAGCGGTACCGTCCGCCGACGTCGGCTCGATCGGTGTGTTCATGTGCCACTACGACTGCTCGGCAATGTTGGCCGACGCTGGCGTGAAGCCGACATTCATCTTCGCCGGTGAGTACAAGACCGAAGGCAATTCGCTCGAGCCGCTGAGCGCCGATGCGTTGCAGTTCTATCAGTCCGAAGTCAATCAGACCTACGACGATTTCCTGACGGCGGTCGCGCGGGGGCGCGGCCTAACCAAGGACATTGTCCTGGAGAAATTCGGAAAGGGTCGGTGCTACGGCGCGCCGATGGCGAAGCGAATTGGCATGGTCGACGAGATCGCGACCATCAAGTTGGCGCTGCAAAGCGTCGGCCTGACCATGGAGATGCCCGAGGAGGGTGGGCGCCGGCGGCGCGGAGACGAACAAAGCCCGGACGAAAGCGCTGATGCTGGCGAGCAGCAGTACAAAATCGTCGGGGAAGTCGATGGGGTGACTGGAGGCATCGTTGTTTCTGGCATGAACATTCGCTCCATTAGCTCTGACGATCCGCCGTCGGCCGGAGAGATCAATGAGCAGGACGTTACAGCGCAAGTCGTCCCGCACGACGATTGCGAGACGTTCACCATTCGCCAAGACGTCGATGGCGACCAGGTTAAGTTCTACGCGCTCGGACCGTGGCCGGCCAAGTCGGTCTTCTGCCCGGAGACGTTCAAGGCGCAATCCCGATGTGTGACCGAGATCGGCGGAACGATCACGATCGCGGTCGAGAACGGTGCTGCAGTCTATTCCAAGGTGGGTATCACGCAGGACGGTGATTGGGTTTGCCATCTCGCCGGCGGAAGTAGTTGGACCGCACCGCCAGATTCGCCGGAAGAAGCCGCGAGCAAGGCTGAAGCCAAGCGCGCTGCTGAGGCAAATGCACGTCGGCGGCGGCTCGCCGTTCTCAGCGCTTGATAGGGAATCGGACGTTCATGAGCAAACCAGTGACCTTTCAGAACTTCGGTCGTTTCCTCAGTGCGGTGATTGCCGCAGAGCGGTCGGACGAATCCGACAGCCGATTGGTGCCCGCCGCGGCGGCGTCGGGGTTGAGCGAGTTCTCCGGACCTGGCGGAGGCTTTTTGATCCCAGTGGAGTTTGTCGAGGCGCTGTGGCAGCGCGTTTATGCAACTGGCCGCATCTTGGCTCGCTGCGATCGCCAGCCCATCACGCGCGGGGACAAGCTCGTCATCCCGGCCATTTCGGAAACGGATCGTGGTGATGCCGAGCAGCCGACCAACTCGCGCTTCGGTGGAGCGCGGATGTATTGGACCAACGAGGCCGACGCCGCCAACGATTCCAACGTCAAATTCGATCTGATGGCCCTGAAGCTGAAGAAGCTTCTCGGCATGTTCTTCACGACCGACGAACTCAATGATGACGCGCCGGCGCTCGCCGCAGCGCTCACTCGTATCTTTGGACTCGAGGCGGCTTTCGCCATCGAAGAGGCTATCGTCGCAGGCGATGGCGTCGGCAAGCCGCTCGGGATCCTGAATTCTCCGGCTCTGCTGACGATCGACAAGGATTCTGGTCAGACGGCTGGGACCGTAACAACCGGAAACCTGTCCGCGATGGCGGCGGCGCTTTGGGGGCCGTCGCATCGCACTGCGGCATGGCTGATGGGGAACGATGCGTTCGGCCAGATCCGTGCGCTCGAGGAGAGCACCGGCACCAGCCTGTTCGAGGCTGGACCGAATGGCGAACGGCTTCTTCTCCAGATGCCTGTCGAGCTTTGCGAATATACACCGCCGCTCGGAAGCGCCGGCGATATCGTGTTGGCCGACCTCGGCCAGTACATCGTCGCACAGAAGACTCAGGAAGAGCAGGTCTTGAGTTCGATCCACGTCAAATTCGACACCGACGAGACTGCATTCAAACTGCGGTACCGCGTTGACGGCGCACCGGCGTGGAAGACTCCCATCATGCCGAAGAATTCCACCAACGAGCAATCGGCTTTCGTCGCGCTCGGCGCGCGCGACTAACACCAGAATTCGCGGAGTAGGGGCGCTGTAGCGACCCCGATCTTCGCGTGTCCATGCGGGCTCAGTCGAGACCGCAATCTCGCTGAGAAACCATCCAATCCAAAGGCGCTCCGCTCGGGGCGCCTTTTTTATTGAAAGGAAGACGACGATGACGATCAAGGCACTTCGCGACAAGAAAGCGTCGCTGATCGCCGAGGCAGGTGTACTGACCGGCAAGGTGGCGGACGGAAGCATCACGGATGCTGAATCTGCTCGGCTGTCCGCAATCATGGACGACCGCGCTGCCGAGGGCGACAAGCCCGCCTATGTCAGCGAACTGACCCGCGTCAATCAGGCAATCGCTCAGCAGGAGCGCCTGATGGACGAGCAGCGTTCCATGGCTCCGAGTGCGGCCGCTAATGCCGATACGGACGGTGAGCGCGCCGAGCGTACCGCGCCCACGCTGCCCGCCGAGGCGAAGAAGAAGTTCGGCTCGCTTGGCGAACAGATGGTTGCGATCGCGAACGCCGGTCGGCGTATCGCTGTCGATGACCGTCTGGAGTGGCAGGCGGCAAGCGGCATGAACGAGGGTGGCGGCCAGGACGGCGGATTCCTTATTCAGCAGGACTTCGTGCCGGAACTGATGTCCCGTGCCTATGACCGGTCCGACCTGTTGTCGCGCACCCGTCAGTTGCCGGTAAGCCCAACCTCCAACGGCGTGAAGATCAACGCGCTGAAGGATTCGAGCCGCGCCAACGGCACCCGCTTCGGCGGTGTCCAGGCGTTCTGGACCGGTGAAGGGCAGCAGAAGGTCGGCAGCCAGTTGGCATTCCGGCAAATGGACCTGCGCCTGCACAAGCTGACCGGCTTGCTGTACGCGACGGACGAACTGCTTGAGGACGCCGTGATGCTGAACAACTTCATTCCGGAGGTGTTCGGCGACGAGTTCGCGTTCAAGATCGACGACGCGATCTTCGAAGGCAATGGCGCCGGTATGCCGTTGGGTGTTCTGAAGTCGGGAGCACTCGTCTCGGTCAATGGTGAAGGATCGCAAGCCGCGGACACTGTCATCGTCGAGAACATCGTGAAGATGTGGGCTCGGCTGTGGCTGCGTAGCCGCAAGACCGCGATCTGGACCATCAACCAGCAGGTCGAGCCGCAGCTTATGACGATGAAGATCGGCGACACGCCGATTTACCTGCCGGCCGGCACGATCGAGGGCGACCCGTTCTCGCGTCTGCTGGGTCGTCCGATCGTCCCGACCGAGTTCAACTCGGCCCTGGGTGACAAGGGCGACATCATGCTGATGGACCTCCAGCAATACCTGACCATCCAGAAGGGTGGCCTGAAGCAGGATGTGTCCATCCACGCCCGGTTCATCAATGACGAGACGACCTTCCGGTTCGTTCTCCGCATGGATGGCCAGCCGATCTGGGATGCGCCGCTGACGCCGTTCAAGGGCGCCGACACGCTGAGCCCGTTCGTCACCTTGGCCGACCGCGCGTAATAGCGCGAACGGCCTCCATCGATTGGATGGCGGCGTCGACCTGGCGCCGCCGCTCCACGATTCCCTGAAACACAAATCCACGGAGAACTTCAATGACCTCTCTTACCAGCGAGAAGGTTCAACTGGTTGGTGTGATCAATCCGGCATCCAACGGTGCCGGCACACTCACCACGGGTTGGATCCCGATGTCGGCTTTCGAGGAACTTCTGGCCATCGTTCTTGCCGGCGCCCTCGGCACCAGCGCGACCCTCGACGCCAAGCTGCAGCAGGCGCAGGACTCGGGCGGCACCGGCGCAAAGGACATCGCCGGCAAAGCGATCACTCAACTGACGCAGGCGGGGACCGACAAATCCAACAAGCAGGCGCAGATCAATGTCCGCGCCGAGGAGTTGGACCGTAACGGCGGCTTCACGCATGTGCGGCTTTCGATGACCACGGCAGTCGCGGCGAGCGGTTCGAGCGCAGTTGTGCTCGGAATGAGCTCGCGTTATTCGCCGGGCGTTCCCGCAACGTCGTTGATCGAAACCATCAAGTAACCTTCAGCGTTGCACCCGCTCTGGGTTGCAGCGTTGGACCAAACCTGCGGCGGTCCGTTGTGGGCCGCCGCTAAAACGGTGGAGACGATCATGGACGCCGACGTCAAGGCAAACATCACGTTCGACGAAACGAGAGTCGTCGACGACGAACGGAAGGGCACCGAGCACGAGGTGCGCTTCGAAGAAGGGAAGACCTATCCGCTTTCCCCGCGCTCAGCAGACCGCTGGGTGAAGCGCGGTGCGGCGCACTTCA